CGATGCTGGAGAGCGCCGTCGTGACGGCTACGATGCCCGCTTCCGAGCCGTTCGAGCCAGGATGGTTCCGCGTCTACATGGATGCCGTGCAGGGTTCGTACAGCGAGAGCGCACCGATAGCGACGTTCTGGCTCGATTCATCGCGCGAAAGCTGGTCGAAGGGCGTCCGAAAGGACGAGCTGTCCGGCTCAAGCGTGCTCAAGCAGGCGGCGTCCGCCAAAGTCGGGAACGGCTCGTACGCGCTGAACGGCGTGGACGGGGCGGACCTGGCGGCGCGCATGCTCGCTGCGTGCATCGATGCGCCCGTGTCGGTGGTCGGCGGCTTCGAGCTGACGCGTAACATCGTGTTCGACCTTGGCGCGTCCGTGCTGGAAGCGGCATGGTCGGTGCTCCGCGAAGGCGGTTACTGCATGGAAATCGACGGCCACGGCGACGTGACGCTGAAGCCGCTGCCCGAAGAGCCCGCATTGGTTCTCGACCGGGAGGGCGCGAGCATCCTGATGCCAGGTGTGAAGGCGAACGAGGGAACCGTCACGTATTCGCGCGAATGGCAGCCTGGCGTGCTTCCGTACTCCATCGTGCGCGGCTCGCTGCCCGAATACGGGCTCGACGGCGACTATCGGGTGTCCACCCAGCGCCTGACATGCGGGTGCGGCATTCTGGTCGAGGAAGGCGTTAAGGTGGCGTAGATGGGCATCTCACTGGACGTTGCGAACGCGCTTGAGGGCGCGATTGACGAGAAGATTAGCCGCGCGGTGCAGAAGACCACTCGCGCGAACGGCACGGTGACGCGCATCGACGTCGACGGCACCGTGTACATCATGCTGGACGGCTCGGACACCGAGACGCCAGCATCCGACATGACGGCGGCGGTGTCCGAGGGCGACCGCGTCGTGGCGAACGTAGCCAACGGCTCGATGACCATCGACGGCAACATGTCGGCGCCAGCCACCGACGATACGCTGGCGAAGACTGCGTTGGTCGGCGCTGAGGCGGCTGTGCGCTCCGCCGAGGAAGCTGCGGAGGCGGCGGTATCGGCTGTCATGAGCGCCGAGGTCGCTGCGGAGGCCGCTGCTGCTGCGAGCGAGAGCGCAGAGGATGCGCTCGAATCTGCGCAGGAGGCGCGAATCCAGCTATCCGAGGTCGAGCAGGTCGTGGGGACGTTGAACTGGATCGCTGACCACGGAACCTATGTATCGCAGGCTGGCGAGGAATTCGACCCCGACAAAATCTACTACGTGCCCGTGTATACGTACGCGCTGACCAGCGATGTCGAAATCGTGGAAGGGAAGACGTACTACACGCGCACGGGCAGCGGAACGGACGAAGATCCATACGTCTACACGCCCGTCGAGGAGCCCGACGTAAGCGAGCTGTCCACCTACTACGAGGTGACGTCGGTCGCATATCGCGGCGTGCCCGACCCCGTGCCGGAGGATATCGACTCGTATTACATCCTTGTAATCGATGAAAGCGTGCAGAACTACCTGGCGAGCCACTTGTCGCAGACAGACTACGGCTTGAACCTGATGTTCGACGGCACGACCGATTACATCCACATCGGGACGGTGGACGGCAGCTACGATGCGGGCGTCTACCTGTTCGTCGCTGGTGGCGTGCGCAGCGCGTACACCGAGTTCGGCGTGACGATAGGCCCGTCGAGCAGCTTCCACGTGGTGGTCACCAATACGGCGCTCGATTTCTACCAGGGCGCGGCGCTCGTCGCGTACGTCAACAACAACGAATTGAACATCCCACGCGTCGTTGTGCGCTCAAGCGTAAGGCTGGGGGATTGGCAGTTCCAGGCGCGTCCGAACGGCAATATGGGCGTGTTCTACGTAGGCTAAGGGGAGACGATGGCAGTCGAATTCACAATCGGCGATTACAAATACCGTGTCATAACAGGCGATTACAACGTTTATGCCGAGACAGTTGACAAGACGAAATCGTCGTACGGCAGCATCAGCGCGACGGTTACCTACAACAATACGACGTATTACGTCGTAGGCGCTCCGCATTGTTTCGAAGGGTGCACGAACCTCACAAGCGTGCCGAGCATTTCGCTGTCCGCCGGTCAGCCTAATTTCCCATCGCCTGGTTATCACGTTATGACCAGCTTCCTCGAAGGCTGCACGAGCCTCGCGACTGTTGACATCGACGCGATATGCTCCGACCAGCCGCTGTACTGCACCATCAGCTCGTTCTGCGAAGGCTGCACATCGCTCACGACGGCTAAACTGCCAGCATACGCAATGCATGGTTGCAGCTCTGCGTTCCGAGGCTGTACGGCGCTCACGTCGGTCGACCGCATCCCTGCGCTCTACAATGCGACATCGGCGCGAACGGGATACGGCCACATGTTCGACGGATGCACTTCGCTTGCAAGTGTGCCCGACTTCCCAGAAGCCATCGACTCGGATTACATCAAGATGGGCGATTGCTTCAGAAACTGCACTAGCCTCGTAGAAGCGCCGCAACTCCCCAGCTTGGCGAAGGAGCTGGACTACTGCTTCGAAAACTGCACAAGCTTGGAGGAGGCGCCGACGATACCGTCTGGCGTGACCAAAATAAGCTACTGCTTCCACAATTGCACATCGCTCGAAACTCCGCCGAGCATTCCGAGCAGCGTGAACGCGATGGACTCGTGCTTCTACGGATGCAAGAATCTGACCTCCGCGCCGACGATACCGAGCGGCGTGGACAGCCTGTATTACTGTTTCAGCGGATGCGAGAAGCTGGCTGCTGCGCCCGCCATACCATCGGGCGTCACTGACATGCATGCATGCTTCCAGACATGCAGGGCTCTCGTCACCGCGCCTGCGATACCCGATGGCGTGACCGACATGGGCTTCTGCTTCAGCGGATGCTACAACCTGGAGGACGCGCCGGACATACCCGCCAGCGTGACGGCGATGAACTATTGCTTCGGCTACTGCCAGAAAATGACGGGGACCATATCGGTCGAGAATACGCCGACATCATACGCGTACGCCTTCACGGGCACGCGGGAGGAAATCAGCATCGCGCTGAACGGCACGGCTGACGTAGCCGTTTGGAGCGGCATCGCAAGCCAGTACGCCAACGTCTACATCGTGACGGCGAACAGCCGACCTACCGTCGTGATCGATGCGTTTCGAAGCGACTCGAACGGCGATGCGTCGGAGGACGGGACGTACGCGTACGTTACCGTCGAGGTGACGCTATACGAGGATTACGTGCCAGCGGGCAGCAACGACGTGCGCTCGCTGACATTCAAGATAGACGGCACGACGTCCGCCCAGACGTGGACGGAGACGACAGTCGGGCTGACTCATACGTTCACTGCCGTGGTCAGCCTGGGCGACACGAGCAAACACACGCTGACGGCGAGCGCCGAGGACGACTTGCGGCACACGAGCACGCCCGTGAGCATCGTGCTGGTCTCAGCGGCGCCCGCGCTCGACTTCGTGCACGGCTCGACGGACAACGGGGCGGCGTTCGGCAGGCTGGCGACACTCGAAGGCGTGCTGGACAACGCGTGGGACTATTACGAGCACGGCGAGCGGGCATATCCGACGTTCACGCGCAGCTCGTGGTCTATATCGTCCGACGAATCGACCCTGCCCGTAACGCCGTGCTTCGTGCTGTCCACGGGCGACGGCGCGCTGTACTGGTGCGACGGGGTAACGAGTTAGGAGGCATCATGACCGAACTTCTTAAATACATCGCGGGGGGGGGTGCTCTAAATGAGCATCACCCGAATCAACCCAAAATGCGACTTCGACCCGAAGCAGAACGGCTCGTTCATCGACTTCGGGAAGGGGCTGCGGTTCGCAGCGTTCAACGCTGGATCGAAGGCGGTTGCGGCGAACTCGCGGCTGGTTGTGGATATCGACATATCGTCGGCCGAGTTCAAGACCGTCCTCTCGGTGGTACCGACGCTCGGTATCGGTGCATCGACGAGTGCGCCCGGCTCCACCCAGATCGGCGGCGTGAACGCATACACGGACGGGCAGTCGACGTATCAGAGATTCAGGTGCAGTTTGTACAACGCGTCCGGGTCGAGCCTCAACCTGTATCCGAACGTGCTGATTATCGGCATTGTCTGATTCCCGCTGCGGGGGGGGGTCGTCCCGACTCCATGCTCGGAGGTGGTCTGAATGACCATCACGAGGCTGAATCCCGAATCGGTTGCGATATCCGAACAGACCCCCATCACAGCGGCCGAGATGGGCAATACGAGCGTTGCGGACGGATGCTGGTATCTGAGGGGCGTCGACCCGAAGACCGGGCATCAGTACGGGATAATTCCGAGGGCAAGCGGGCTGATGCTGTACGACTATACCGCGAGAGCGACTGTATGGATGATGAACGCGTCGAGCTTCGAATACGAGTACATAGCCAACGCGTCGGGCTTCATCGACCTTGCGGCGGGCATCTCCGTCACCTCGGCGGTCTTCGTGCGGTTCGGGAAGATCGCGCAGCTCCAGATCCGCTGGTGCTCCGCATCGGCGATAACCGTTTCCGCGGTCGGCAACATCCCCAATGTCACGATCGGCACGCTGAAGGCGGGGAGACGCCCCAAATTCCGCTCCGTGTGGACGACGGCGGGAGACGACGGCGGGCCGGCGTTCGGCAGTCTGAACCCGAGCGGGGTCTTGGAGCTCGGAGCCTGCGAGGGCACGGGCGCAGCGCGCACGATAGCGGCTGGCACGTACTTCGTCACGGGATTGACTTACATCCTGGAGTAGGCTCGGGGGGGGGGGTGCTCTGAGCTATGAGCATCACCCGAGTGAACCCAACAACGCTCGTCGCAGACTCAGGGGACGGCAATCCCTGGGGCGTGAAGGACACCCGCATCGACCAGAACGGCTCCGCTCCGTCGAGCAACAGATGGAGCAAGGTATTTCAGGCTTACGACAAGGACGGGGACTACATCGCGTATCTGCTTGCCGGGCACAAGACCAACGGGAACATCGTCGCAGAACTGAGTGCTTCCCGCACCGTGAACAATGCGCGGAAATACAGCGGCATCGCTGCGGAGCTGACGCCATCGGGCGGCGTGCAATACTCCGTGACCGATCCTGCGGCGTTCCGTGGCGCATTGCAGATGACGTTGGGCTATGGAAGCGTGACGTGCGCGGCAAACAAGGGGACGAGCGCGAAGATACCGTTCAAGGACACGACGAGAACGAATACGAACTACCTCGCATTCGCGCAGTTCTCATCCAACCCGTCGCACTGGACGGAGCTGAGGGGCCCTGTTATCACGGGACGAGACGCGGACGGCGTTACCGTGACGATATGGAACACGCACACCGCAGCCGTCACCGTCGGCGTATGGGTGGTTGCAATCGGGTAGCCCTGGGGGTGGTCGCATGACCATCACGAGGATAAACCCTGCGAGCACATATACTCGTGTCAAGGGCAACTCGGAATCGAGCTACCGCACAGGGGATGTGAACCTGACGCCAGCCAACATCGGAGCGCCTACACTGGCTGGCTCAAATACATACGGGCAAGGTTACCAGACAATACAGTTCGCGTCGGTGGATAATACGAGGAATGATAATGGCATAAGCGCGACCGCCATCACGGGTCTTGAATTTACAGATAAAAACGGGCTTTATACGGCGTTTGTTGACGGAAGAGCAGAAACAGACGGTCGCTCGGCTATCTATATCGTCGCGCGCAAAAACCATTCTGAATCATCTTCAACGACACACGGAGTTTACATGGGTGTTGATAATAATGGAGGCAGATCTGTTTGGTTTACCGAGGTTGCACCCTGGCTATCAGCACTTGGTTTGGATGGCGTTGGAGCATACTACTATAAAGATAATTCGAGCGGCACTTCTGTACCGAGTAGTGCAAGCGCAGTCACGAACATCGCTTCGATAACGGTACCTGCTGGAACGTATCTTATTCTGTTTAAAGCTAATATTGCAAACAGCGGCAACGCTGTCGGTATTCGTTCCATCGCAATCGGTGTCGGCAGCACTTCGCCGAACTGGCGATATACAGGTGTTCAGCTTCCCCCAATCAACGGAGCAAAAATCTATCTTGCAACGTCATATATAACTGTATTGTCAAGCCAGACCACTATTTACGGACTTGCGCAACAAAATAGCGGAGCAGCACTTAATGTAACTGGGCTTATCCAGGCAGTAAGAATCAAGTAAAGGAGCGATTATGGATTATTCGAATCTGAGCATCGTTGAACTTACCGCAGTATCGAATGCTTTTGCGCAGATGGAATCCATACTTGAGGATTTTTTACCTGCGAATTTTCCGAAACTGCTGGAGGAATATCTCTCGATGGACGAAGAAAGCCGCATTGAGCTGCTCGGGAAGATGTCGGCGAAAGCGAACTTCATGGCATACGCGGAGAGCATCGGCAACGAAGGCATGGCAGACGCTCTCATTAAGGTCGCAGATGACATGAAGGGCATGTCGACAAGGGAGCTGAAGTCGGTCGCATCGGGCGGCTTGTCCAAGCTCGCGGAGAAGTGACGGAAACGACTACTCCCCAAGAATAACCAGCGCATATAGCATCGAGATGGGCCTTGTGACGCAGGGCCTACGCTGTCATGCGGACAGGAAGAAGGACTGAATGGAAATCCTATTGAGCATCATAGCGAGCGTGCTGTCAGGCATCGTCCTGGCTGCGCTTTTGGGGATATGGTCGTCGCTGCGCCGCTTCACGAAGGAGCAGAGGGAGCAGAACGAGGCGCAGAGGCAGTTCATGCGGTCACAGCAGAGGGCGGAGCTCGTGCGGTACTTCAGGATTGTCGTAGAGAACGGCGACCCGATCACTATGGAGGAGATGGAGCACCTTGATGCCTGCTACAACGCCTACCACGCCCATGGCGGGAACGGGACGGGAACGTTAATGTTCGAACGCATCAAGGAGCACGTACATCTCGTGACGCAGGTTAGCGACGAGAAGATTGGAGGTACGGAATGAACGCAGAGAGTATCAAGGCAATCGTCGCCTTAGTGGTGACGGCGGCGGTCAACGTCGCGAACGTCTGCGGCTTCGCTTTGGACTACGGCATGCTGTACAACACTGTGCTGTCCATCGCATCGGTCGTGTGCGTCGGCTACGTCTGGTGGAAGAACCAGAACGTGACGGCTGCGGCACAGCAGGCGCAGGAATACCTGAAAGAGCTGAAATCGAAGGCGGAGTGACATGCTCCGCGCAGTTGATATCGCATCGCATCAAGCCGGCATCTCGCCAGCGAATTTGGATTGCGACATCGTAATCATCAAAGTGTCTGGTGGCACGAGCTACGTCAACCCCTTTTGGCGTCAATGGGCGGACGAGACGCTTGCGAGCGGGAGGCTCTTGGCGTTTTACCATTACGCCTGCGAATACGACAGCGAGCCAGGCGGACGCGCCGAGGCGGAGTACTTCTGGCACGAGGTCAAGGAATACAAGGGGAAGTTCGTCCCCATCCTGGACTGGGAGAACCACGCGACCCAGATGCCAGTGAGCTATGCCAAAGCGTTCCTGGACCGCATCGCCGAATTGAGCGGTGCAACCCCGTTCTTCTACGCCTACGCATCGCAGCTTAATTCGACGGACTACTCGTCGCTCACAGCCTACCCGCTGTGGATGGCGAGCTACCTGTACCGCTACGACGGCGCGGGCTGGGTAGACGACCCGGACAACACATGGGCGACCGGCAACTGGGACTCCATGACGATGTACCAGTACACCTCGACAGGTTATATCGACGGCTGGGGCTCGCGGCTAGACCTCAGCGTCTTCTACGGAAACAAGTACGACTGGAAGAGACTGGAAGGGGGAAGCATGGGCAGCATCGAGAAGATGGTCCAGCACGCAATCGACATAGCCAACGATGACTATTACGGCTATAGCTGGGCCGACCGATGGGACCACGACAGGGATTGCTCGTCGCTGATGTACGACAGCGCGGACGCGGCTGGCTATTCGGTGGGCAGAGGTCCCGACAAGACCCGATACACGGGCACGATGATTGACGATTTCACCGCTGCTGGATTCACATGCTACGACTACGGAACCGTGGTGCTGAAGCGCGGCGACATCCTGCTGAGAGACCCGTGGGGCAGCGGGGGCCATACCGAAATGTACATCGGCGGCAACCAATGCGTCGGCGCTCACTCTGCGGAGGACGGCGGCGTTTACGGGCAACCGGGCGACCAGACCGGGAATGAAATCAGCGTGACCCCGCTGTGGGGCAACTGGGACTACGTTCTTCGACCGAGAGACGGAGGAAGCGGCATGGGCGAATGGATCGAGAAGGACGGCAAGTGGTGGTATCGCCACGCCGATGGCAGCTGGACATCTAACGGCTGGGAGTACATCAACGATAGATGGTACTACTTCGACGCGGACGGCTGGATGAAGACGGGCTGGCTGGCGTACAACGGCTGCTGGTTCTACCTGCTGCCGAAGTCCGCCGAGACGGGCAACGACTACGGCTGGATGGTCACGGGTTGGAAGAAGATAAAGTGGGACGGCAAGGAGAGCTGGTTCTGGTTCGATGACAACGGGGCCATGGCCGCAGGCGGCTTCCTGCGCATCAACGGCAAGTGGTACGGCTTCGACGCCAAGGGCCGCATGGTCGAGGACGCGAAATCCATCACCATCGACAAGAACGGCGCAGTGAAGATAGCCTAACCTATAAATACATATGCCCCGTGGCTTCGGCTGCGGGGCGTTTTTTCGTGTACCGTGCATATATATAGTAAGCAGATGTCGCACGATGTAACACGGCGCTCATCGCAAATTATGACGATTCAGTAAATAATGCCTGATGAGGAATGGAGCGGGCGACGGGAATCGAACCCGCGTCAGGAGCTTGGAAGAATCGGGAACTGGGAAAACGCCCCAGGTCAGAAAGCCGCTCATCAGGGGTTTTTCCGAAGCGATACCCTCTGAAACCCTCTGAAACCCTCTGAAATGTAACACGATGTAACACGTTTCTATCCATTCCGAGTATAATCGAGCGCAGATGCCAGAGACTTCGCGGCGGCTATTTGCGCGGGCTTGTTCGCCATGAAGTAGTGGGCGTAATCGGTTGATAGTTTGGTATGTCCGAGCGCCCTGGACACTATCGGTGAGTCAACTCCGTTCGCTTGCTGGACCGTCGCATAGGTGGTTCGGAGGTTGCGCGGCGCGATGTAGCGCACCCCTTTATCCTTGCACCACTTCTTATAGGACGCGTAGACCCAATGAGGTTTCACGAGCGAGCCGTCGACCACGGACGCGCACAACCAACCGTCGCCCGACAGCTCTTCGAGGCGCTTCGCGGGGCGTCCCGCGCACACCACCGTCCGCGTAGATCGCTCCGTCTTGGTTTCGGATTGCCCATCGTCGGTCACGGTCTTGTTTATGCGGGCGATGCAGCAGCCGTCTTCGAATACGATGTCATTCCATCGCAGGGCGCATGCCTCCTCTCTTCTGAGTCCGTATGCCGCCATGCAAAGCAGCGCGGCCTCGTAGCGATATCCCCTTATGCCGTCCATCCATTCGGACAGCCCTTTAGCGTCGAGCGTTTCCTGCTCTGTTTTACGTGGCGCTTTCACTTTGGGCTTGCGCAGGAATGGATTATCGGATAGCAGCTCGTTCTCCCAGCCGTAGTTGAACGCCTGCCTCATCGCTTTGAACGCCGCCCATCGGGCATGCTCGTTGGGGATGCCGCTTAGCTTTTGCTCGATCAGGCGCTTGGTGATGGAATGCATCTCCAAGTCCCCGAACAGCGGGGCCAGATTCCGCTTGTAAGCGCCTTTTATGCCCCTGGCGGTATCCTTGCCCACATTCTCCAAAGTCGGCTCGTAGACGGCATCCCAGTAGTCCGAGAATACCCAATCGTCGAATGTTCCGGGCGCATGGCCCGAATCCAGCGCCATCTTTGCAAGAGCCATCTCGGCATCGTGGCGCGTGCCCCTCACGACCTCCGATGGACGGTAGCGCGAGCCGTCCGCCTTACGCTTACCTTCGCAGGAGATGCGGTATCGGTCTTTCCCGAGATATTGGATGGAGCCGAAGTAGCTGCGGGTCATCTCATCACCGACCTATGCGCCCAGCGAATCCGCCTGATTTTTCGGATAGGATGCCACGCATCCACGGGCGTATATCATCAGCTCCTTGCACCCCTGGGGACTCATGGAGCGGTACAGGTCGAGCAGTTCGGTTTCGTCTTCCGATATATCGGATACTTGCCGCCCGTACTTCTTCGAGTTCCCGAAAAACTCGTCAATTGAAACCTCAAGAAATTCGCAGATAGTGGGTATTCGCTCAATGTCGATTGACGATTCTCCGCTGATCCAGTTCGACACGGCTGACCTGCCGACTCCGCAGGCTTTCGCAAGGTCCGAATTTCTTTTGTCTTTCTTTGCAAGAAGCTCGACTAAATTGCGGCGGATGCCCTCTTTCGTGCTGTCCATGATCGCCCCTCTCTCTATACGTAGAGTTTAGCAATTCTGAACAAAATTTCAAATATGTTATTGACAGTTCAGGAATACTGAATTACTGTGGGTATAGTTCAGCAATGGTGAACAACCGAAAGGCGGTGCGACGTGATAGCTGAACGTATCAAATCCTACATACAAGAAAAAGGCTATAAGCAGGTGGTAATCGCAGACAAGGTTGGCATGACAAAGGTTGCTATAAGCGAAACGCTTAATGGCAATCGCAATATGACAGCCGAAGAATATGTGCGCATATGCGACTTCCTCGAAGTTCCGTATAGCCAATTCGCTGATGGTGCGTATCAGTCAGATGTACCCGCAGGTGATGATGTCGCATGAAAGACCTCAACATGCAATGCGTTGACCAGAGGCGAATCGCTGATTACCCCGATTACGCAATTACCACTGACGGCAAGGTAATTAGCTATCGCACTAATAGCAGCGGTGTTTATTTGTCCCCGTATCATATTCGTGGGTACCTCAAAGTTAGTCTTTGCAACGATCATGGACAGAAATGCAAATTTGTACATAGGTTAGTTGCAGAAGCGTTTATTCCAAATCCGCTCAATCTTCCACAAGTGAACCACATAAACGGAAACAAGGATGATTGCCGGGTATCTAATCTGGAATGGGTTTCATGCTCTGAAAACATTTTGCACGCTTATCGCGTGCTGGGGAAGAAAAGTTCTGTTGTTGGATTGCATTGTAGCCGTCGCCCCAAGTTAAACAAAGAGCAGGTATTGCTCATTAGACAGTCGCCAATGTCAGCAAGACAACTCGCAAAACAATTTGGAGTTACAGCTGCAACTGTTTGCAATGTTCGGAATGGAAAGACTTACGCCAAGCTAACAGACGACGCAGCCTAACCGCCCGACGCCCGCGCGGTGCCGCATATGGGGGCCGTGCCGCTGCGGGCCGTCATCCAGGCGGGCGATGGGTCTTATTCCCTCTCTCTCCATCGCCTGCTTGGATGCCGAAGGGCATCGATGCACCTTGAAAACCGAAGAAAGCACGGCGAGGAACCACCCGGAGACAACGTAAACGGTGAAGCCGTGGAAAAGAAAGACTCACCCGCTATCCAGGAGCGCGAAGCAAAGCGCCCGTCTGTCGCTCATAAAACGGACTATGCCTGCGCGTGGGCTCTATCCCATGGCAAGCGCGCGGGTGAACATTCGAAAACCTCCTTTCTTTCGAAAAGCCAGACTGCCTAACTGCCACCGCTTCGCGTTCCTCGATGGCGTGTGCTGACGAACGAGAAGGGAGGACCGATGCTCTGGTCCACTGTGCCGGATATAGCGAAGGAGGGGCACATCAGCGCCGACAAGCTATACGAGCTGGCGAAGCGCGAGCACGATCCGTTCCCCGTGCGCTATCTCGAAGGCGCGAGGTACGGGCAGGTGCTCATTTCGGAAGCGGACGAATGGGTGCGCAGGAATTGCGTGCTCATGAACGAAAGGAAGTGAGAGATGAACGCAAAAGAAACGGCGCGCCGCTGCGGGAACAGCAAGCGCGCCAATACGCGTCCTGGCCGGACGCAGGCAAGTATAGCACAGAACGAGTGGGATTGGGCGATGAAGCGTTTGGGCTGGGTGCTCGGCATCTGCTTCGGCGTGATGTTCGCAATCGCGTTGATCGCGGGGTGAGCGCCGTGGACATGAACAAACTCGAAGGCATCGCCAAGGGCGCGCTCGGCTTCGTCAAGGCGCATGCATACGCCGAGCGCGTGATGGTCATCGCCGAGCGGAACATCCAGGGCCGCATGGAGGCCCGCGCATATCTGTCCACTGCGTCCGGGCACGAGCTGTCCGTCACGCTCACGGACCCGCCCGAGGGCGGTGATGGCGATGCGTGCCCGTTCTAGGGACCGAGCGCCGTCGTGGATGCGCGACACGGTTTACCCCGACGTGGTTATCAGCGAGGAATCCACTTGGCGCGACATCAACGACGAGACGCTGCGGCCGAGGCCGAGCGGCATGAAACGCCTGCTCATGATGTTGAGGAGGGGCCATGGACGGCGCTAGGTACATCAGGCTGAAGGACGATTACGGGCAGGTCGCCGTCGCGATCCGAAAGTACGACGGTTCGTGGACGCTCACGTTCAGGAATGGCATCGAAAGCTACTCGCTGGTATTCGACACCTACGGGAAGCTGTCCGAGATGCTCAAAACCAAAGGCAAAGGTTGGAGGGTGATGCGCAAATGGTGAGCAACTATCCCGACGGCGTGAACGGCGGCGAGGATTACTTCAACCCGCCCGACAAGACGGGCGAATGCCCGGCGTGCTACGCGGACACCGACTGGGAATGGCTCTACTGCCCATGGTGCGGCACGAAGTTGCGCCCAGACGAATGGATGGGCGACGAGTACATCGGTTCCCAGCAGTACGACTGCGCGCGCGACTGGGAAGTGGACAAGGCGCTCGACAGGATGGAGGCCGACTGATGGCATACGACGATTACGGCTACGACCATTGGGATGCCCACGACTATTCGGAATACGAGCCCGACGAAGAATACAGCGAGGACGGCGACTGGTACGCCGAGGAAGGCGAAGCGTACCTGCGCGCCGAGGTGTACGAACCGCTCGCCCAGCGGATAAGGGAGGAGGAATGATGGCGCTTTTCAGGAGCTATCCCGCAAACGTTCGACTCGACTATCCCGAAATCGACGGGCTGATGCGCGTCCTTGACGAGCGGATCGCGGACGCCCGCGAATCGGGCGCCGACGCGCTGTGCTTCGAGGGCGCGCGCATCGCGTTCCATATCCTGCGCCATTTCGACAGGGCGGAGTACCCAGTCGATTTCATGGCGCTGTTCGAAAAGTACATGAAGGAAGGGGGTTTCTGATGAGCATACCCGTTCTCATCGTCGGCAACAGCGGCACGGGAAAGTCCACCAGTGCGCGCAACTTCGCCAAGGGCGAGTGCGTGGTCGTGAACACCGAGGGCAAGCTGATGCCGTTCGAGTGCAAGGTCGACGTGTTCGACGTGCCCGAATACGCGGGCAAGGTGCAGCGAGCGAAGGGCGCGAAGCCGTACAAGGTGGACATCATCGCCGACTACCTGTCGCGCGACGGCGGACCGAAGGAGCGCGCCGTGGTGGTGGACGATTTCGGCGAGGTGCTTGTCGAGATGTACAAGCGCTGGATCTCGCCCGACTCGCCCGACAAGCTGCCCGACCCGTACAAGGGTTACACGCTGATGGCGTGCAAGGTCCACAATCTCATCGAGGGATTCATGGAGGACGGCGACCGAGAGCGCATCATCTACCTGGTGATGCACACGGAAAGCCAGAACGACGGCAGCGTGATCCCCGCCGTCATGGGCAAGATGCTCACCGAGAAGCTGAACATCGCGGCGCTCATGACCGTGACGCTGCAATCCATGAAACTCGGCGACGAGTACATCTTCTGGACGAACAACGCGAATCCCGCGAAGTCCCCGATGGGGATGTTCGAGCCCCAGATACCGAACGACCTGAAAGCGGTGGACAGCCGCATAAGGGAATACTACCGATTCGATTCAGCGAAGGAGAATTAGACATGCCGATGATCGATGACGCGGCCTATGCAGCCGCAGAGGAAACGCAGGGCGGATTCAGCCAGATGGAACCGGGCGCGTACATGCTGCGCATCAAGAAGGTGCTCACCGAATGGGAGGAGCGAGACTTCAAGACGCAGATGCCCGCATACAGGAGCGCGGCCAACGGCGACGGCGTGATGTTCGTGTTCGACGTTGACGAGGGCGACCATGCGGGCGAGTTCAGCCGCGAGTTCTTCATGGACGGCAGCGACTATGCCGAGAACAAGAACTGGATGCACCAGGTCAAGTACACGTGGGGCAATCTCGGCAAGCTGAAGCGGATGAACAACGTCCTGGCAGCATGCAATCCCGGCTTCGACCCGATGGCCGCTCTGAAGGCCGACCAATGGCAGATGTTCATCGGGCGCAGGTTCGGCGCCGTTCTGAACGGCACGGTCAAGACCAACCAGAACGGCTATGACTCGTGGACGTTCAAGGTCGGCCAATGGATCACGGAGGACGAGCTGCGCGCTGGACAGCACGATAAGCCGAAGGTGACCGATAAACGGGACTCGGCTGCATCGTCCACCACGGCAGTACCCGCAGATACGAACGACGATATACCATTCTAGGGACAGGCGGTCAGCCATGACGGTAATTTACGAGGACAACAGACAGCAAGTCCATCATGGCGACAAGCACGCGGCGAAGCATGCATGGTGGTCGGCGCACGGCATCGAGGTCGTGCGCTGCACCATCCCGTTCGGCGATTACACCGTGGACGGTTCGAACGTGACGGTCGACACGAAGGCCAGCCTGGACGAGATCATGGGCAATCTGGGCGCAGGATACCGCAGGCTCGACCACGAGTGCAAACGCGCAGCCGAAGCCGGATACCGCATCGTGTTCCTGATAGAGGCGGGCGGCGAATGGGCGAACCCGCAGAAGCTGTTCCAGGTGGTCGGCTACGTATGCCGCTACTGCGCGCTGCTGCGGACGAAGCAATGCAACCCGCGCCTGAAGTCGCAGAAATGCGCCAAGCGCAAGGGCAAGCCGTTCCAGGGTTACCAGCTCATCGGACGGATGAAATCGCTGCACAGGAAGTACGGCGCCGAGTTCGAGTTCATCGATGCGAAGGACAGCGCAAGGCGCATCTGCGAGCTGCTGGGGGTGGCGTATGAATGAGATGCAGGAAGCCGCGCGCCGTTTGCACAGGATCGGCTTCAAGACGCTGCCCATCAAGCCCGGTACGAAAGCGCCGTCCATCGAGCACGGAGTGAAGGACGCGACGGCGGACGATGCTGCGACAGACGCATGGTACGCGATGCATCCGAACGACGGCATCGGCATATCGGGCGAAGGCTTCGTCATCTTCGATTTCGACATCAAAGACGGACTCGACGGGCGCGATGCGCTGCTCGGCTGGGATCTGCCGGACACGCTATGCCAGACCACGCCCAGCGGCGGCTACCACATGATCTACAGGTGCGGCCAAGATGTCCACCCATCGGTAAACTCGGCGATGGCGGTGGACGTTCGCGGATGGGGGAGCTACGTGGTATGCGACCCGACGCCAGGATACTGCTGGGAGGACGATTGCGAACCGGCTGAGGCAGACGCGACCGTCATGGCGTTCCTGGAGCACGTGCGGCCAGCCAAGCGCGGCACCAAACGGCATCTGGAATCGGGTGACGTGGGCGAGGGAGGCAGGAACGACTTCCTGTACCGCGAGGGGTGCGGCCTGCGCGCGAAGAACGTCGAGCCCGACGTTATACGCGCCAACCTGCACGGCATCAACCGCATCAAGTGCAAACCGCCGCTGCCCGATGCCGAGGTGGACAAGATAGCGGAGAGCGTCCTGGCGAACGAGCCAGGTTTCTCCGAAGAGGTCAAGAAGCAGGAGAGGCGCGGCAGGCCGCGCAAGTTCGAGCACAACAAGGTGGCGCGAAAGCTGATAGACGATTTCGGCGCCTGCCTGATAGACGGCGAAACCCCTGCGATACGCCTGGCAGACGGGCGCTACAGCATGGGATGGGATGCGTTCGACACGGCCATCATCGACATGCACGACGATTGCACGGAGTCGAACAGGCGCGAGGTGAAGGCATACGTCAAGGCGCGCGCGCCGCACCGCAGCCAATCGTCGCCGTTCCTGATGGGCTTCCTGAACGGCGTCCTGGACGTGCGCACGATGGAGTTCCGCGATTACGGGGCGGAAGACCTCATACCGAACGTCATCCCGCACAACTGGAATCCGGCTGCACGAAGCGCCCTGCTCGATTCGATGCTGGACAGGATAGCGTGCGAATCGACTGACACGATGCTCAATCTGGCCGAGTTCATCGGCATGTGCATGATGCGGGACGTGGCGGTGCTGCCGTACTTCCCCGTGCTGATCGGGGAGGGCAGCAACGGAAAGTCCACCTACATCAAACTGCTCGAGAACGTGGTCGGGCGCGACAACATCAGCGGATTGCAGCCGAAGGAGATAAGCGCCCATTTCATGGGGATGCACATCGTCGGCAAGACGGCGAACCTGGGCGACGATATCGCGAACGGCTACCTGGACGATAAGGATTGCAGCGTCATCAAGTCGGTGGCCACGGGCGACCTGATGTTCACGGACGTGAAGGGGTCCAAAGGCTTCCATTTCAGGCCGTACTGCACGATGGTGTTCAGCTGCAACGCATTCCCGAGGCTGGCCGACACGACGCCGGGCTTCATGCGCAGGCTGTTCCCCGTTGAGTTCAACGCGGTGTTCAGCCGCGATGACGCCGACTTCGACCCGCTTATCGGCACGAAGCTGCAGGACGAGGAAGTGCTCGAATATGCCTGCGTGCTGGGCATCGATGGGTTGAGGCGGGCGCTCGACCAGAACGGACCGACGCCCAACGATATCAGCAACGCGATGAAGGCGGAGATAGTCAACGAGGCCAATACCGGCATGCAATGGATCAACGACGAGAACATCACGGCGGAGCATCTCATCGGCATGACGAAGGCGGAGGCTTACGCCGAATACCAGGCATGGTGCGAGAGGAACGGCTATGCGAAGACCGCGATGGGGTCTGGCACCTTGTCGGCACTTTTTGGCACCTATTTCCGTCTGAAATGCTCGAAAACGGACCATCGGGAGTTCGCGACTGGGCGAAAGTCGGTGAAGGTATACGAGAGGAAGGTGCCATAACGTGCCATATGTAACGCCTGATGGCTGCGCGTTTTGGCACGTTTGGCACCTGGCACCCTCCATCTATTGAACTAAAGAAAAAAGAAAGAATTTATTACATATAAATACGCGCGCGCGAGAGGTGCCAACCAAGAAAGAAGGTAGGAAATGAGTTTCTATGCGGAATTGGGCGAATATTTCCCCGATGCGGCCAGCAAGGTGGTGAGCCGCTATTACGGCATGCTCGACTCGAAGGGCGTCCGCTCGATGGAGGATGTGGACGCCATGAGCATGCACGACGCGTACATCGCATTCTCGGGCGGGCTGTTCCACGGTCTGTTCTGCACGCGAGCCGACGAGCGGCTTGCGAAGGCCGAGCCCGTGCTTGCCGATACGTTCAACCGGCGCTGGCAATCCTGCAACGTGTGGACATACGAGCTGTCATGCGGCCATAGCGTGCCGATGCTCGAATGCAAGGCGCCGAACTACTGCCCCGTATGCGGCAGGGAGGTGAGCGCGTCATGAGCGCGCTGTGGACCGCCCTGGCCATCGCGATCTGGGTATCGCTCGGTGCGGCCATCGCGCTGGGCATCGCGGCGTGCGCGCGGCGCGCGGAGGACGATGGGGAGGTGGACGAATGAGCGAATGGCTATGCGAATCATGCAAATACCGCAAGGGCAAGCTGCGGCCTACGAGCACGTACGACACATGCGGCACCCGATACAGCTACACGGGGTCGATGAAGGTCAACTGCACCTCGCCGAAGAAGCGCCCGTGGATACCGAGGGATGCCGTGCGTAAATGCGATGAATGCTGGGACTACAAGAAGAAGGGGAAGTAATGGGAGCGAAACGCAAACTCAACGGCATAGGCCCTGGCACGAGACCAAAGACAGTGACGGCCATACCGCTGACAAAGGAGGATTGGGATAAGGTCGGGGCGCTGATGGACAAGATCGACTGCACGCAGGGATACCTTTTCAAGATTGCGATGGAGCAATGGCTGGGGAGGAGGAAGGCATGAGGTTCGGGTTCGGAGATTGGGTTGTATACGACCCGGGTTACAAGCAAGAAATCGGTCGCGTCACCGAATGCGGCGATGCAAACGCGTGGGTGTGCTACTCGACTGGATGTACAGCCGCATCGACGCCGTTGGATTATCTGCGGCCTGCGACCGATAAGGAGATTGCGCAAGCGCCGAACGGGATAGGCTTCCACAGGTTCGATAGGTTCTGCCCGAGCAGGGACGAGGAATGCTGCTTCATGTGCAGAGCCGAGAGGAGCGCGTGATGGGCGAGAGCAACTACGAGCGGCTGTTCGGGACGCCCGAGAAGGTCATCGAGACATTGGAGTGGATGGAAGTCGACATGCTCAACTGGTGCCGTGGAATCCAGTATTGCGAGAAATGCCCGTACGAGTTCGACAGATACGGCTGCTCGCTTCCAGACGGCTTCTCATGGATCGAATGGCTGGAAAGCGAGGCCGAATCATGATGACCGAGCGGGAGGAGGCGGCGCGCGCCATAGGCTTCCTGGAAGGCTTCGGTGCATGGGTATGGTCGACCGTCGGGCCGACGTTGGCCGACGAATACGCAGACCATTTCGACAGGCAGGTCGAGATACTGCGGAAGACGTTGTTCGAGGACAAGGAGGGCGGCGATGACTAGCGCGAATGAGAAGCGAACACGCAAGCGCAAACGCTTTTGGGACGGCGCAGGCTTCGGAAACCACTGTTGGGAATGCGCGAACGCGACCGACTGGCACGGCGAAATCGGCAAGTGTAGACAGAACGGCATCGTCGTTGGCAAGTACGACAGCCCGAACAACCAATGCTCGAATGCTGGTGGTTGCTGGTATTACACGACTGAGGTAACGCGATGACCGACAACCGAACGACCGAGCTGCGCGAGAAGGCGTTGCTCTTCGAGGGATACAACAACGGCGAAATCAGCCGCATGCTGCGCGAAGCAGCCGACACCATCGAGAGCCTGCGCGAGCAGTTGCAGGATGCGGCGCTGTGGCGCGGGATGTGCGAAATAGTTAGGTGCTCAAATACGAAAGACGTTCGGAAATGCAGCAAATGCGGAAAGCTGATGAGCTTCGACCATCCGCTTGACCGAGAGAATCTGAATTTCTGCCCGAACTGCGGTAGGAAGGTGACGCGATGAGAATTAGCGAGTTCTGGTCTGATGACCATACCGAAAGAGAGTTTGAAGAGAGCGGATTGCAATGTTGTACGAGGACGCATGACATGGGACACCGTTGCGGGTACGTGGCGTTGCCGAAAGGTCATCCGCTGTTCGGCAAGGACTTTGACGAGTGCTATGACATAGCGCCTGAAATCGACGTGGATGGCGGCATCACGTTCTCCAACGGCACCGACGAAATATGGATTCTCGGATGGGACGCCGCGCACTCATGGCATCTGCAAGACCCGTCGATAATGAGCGAGTCGTACAAGTCGATATACGAGAGGTTGGGCGGATTCCACGATTCGTTCGCGGTGATGGTCGATGCCGACATGGCAGAGCACGAGACACGCAAGTTCGCACGCCAGTTGGCCGAGCTGCATGGGAAGAAGGTGACGCGATGAGCGAGCTGAAACCATGCCCGTTCTGCGGGGGAACAGTTGGGTGGAAGAGCGGTGAAATCAATTGCATCGCATGCGGACTCCGTTTCAGGAAAAGGAGCAGTTACGAAGGCAACAACGAAGCCTGGAACGAACGCACACATGAGCAGCGCATCGCCGAGCTGGAAGCCGAGCGCGACGAATGGAAGGAACTCTATGACAGCGTGCTCGAAGGGCGCAATCACTGGTCGGACATTGCAGGCGGCATATACAGGCGGTTCTATCCGCGTGGCGAATACTGCATGCCGAACGACCCGACCGACATGATTAACAAGGCAATCGAAGCCATCGAGCGCGAGCGCGACGAGTGGAAGGCCAAGGCCGAAGCCAAGAGCGCCAAACGTGCGGCGGCTGCGGAGCAGCGCATCGCCGAACTTGAAAATCTCGTGCGGGATATGCACGCATGGTTTACCGGTGGCGATGAGTACTGCGATACGTGCGAGCTGAGCGCACGATGCGATGAAGACTACGGGGATGACTGCGGAATGCGCACGGTGTTTGAAGGGCGCATGTCGGCGCTGGGAATCGAGGTGGACTGATGGAGCTGGAATCGTTGAAGGAGCTGCGCGAATACACGTGGCATGAGCGGTTCGCCGAGCTTGCTGACAAGATTCAAGATGAAGTTGACGAACGCTACATGCCGCTGCCGCTCGACCGCAAAGGGGAGCCGTGGCATCTCGGAGACGAGTTCCCGTTCATGGACGCAGGCGGGAAGAAGCACGTCTGCACAGTGTCGGGAATCGGCGATGGAGAGGTGTTCTTCTACTACGACGAACATGCTGACAGCTCGAAGCACCGCCACTACAGGGCGTCGGTGATAGCGCATTGCAGGCCTCGCACCGTCGAGGACGTGCTGTGGGAGTGCTCAAAGGAATATGTCGACTGGCTTGAATACAGCGGCCCCGTTGGAGATTGCCAGACCTTAAATGAGATATTCGCCAAGTACGCCGCCGAATTGCAGATGCGGGAAGGCGATGTGGAATGAATATCGAAATGCCGGCAGCGAACGCAAACGTATGTCCGACATGCAATTGCGTATTCGTCGTGAGCGCGAAATCGAAGACTACGGGATTCTACGAGCGCATGCATCCGAATCATTGTCCGAATTGCGGGGCGAACATGAATCTGCGGTCGTACAGCTCGACAACTTACTGCTCGATGCTGAAAGGAGGTGCGTGATGGGAACTCCGAAGAACCCAGAGGTTTACGACACCGTAGCACTCACTGACATGCATGGCGTCACGCGCAACTTCATGGTGGTTTACGTAGACGATTGGACCGTCGTATGCGATTCGGGCAGCAGGCTCGCGCATTTCGATCGCGACGAGTTCGAGCGGCTGTTTGCGAAGGGCGGTGCGGAATGAGGACGCGAAAGCCAGTGATACGCAGTGACGGCAGGCGGTATCCAAGCATCATGATGGCTGCGCGCGACCTGCGGGAGTCATGCGGCATGCCGAGGGATTACGCGTGCGAGGTGTCGATGGCT